ATTCTTCTCTCTTCTATGCGCCGATTACCTTCATAGTATTCATACGCAAAAAGACCTAATATGAGTAAGAATAATGATGTAAATAAAAATGTTGCGTTCAAATACATTAATCCAACATCTCAAGAGCCATTTCAGTGGTCTCGTTCACACGCCGTGTCCAACCACGACCGAAAGTCCCGAAAGTTTTTAGTGACTGATAGTAGTTTTGGCGTTTATGCTGATATTCTATAATCGCTTCTTCTACTGAATTAATATTGAGATATTCCTCTACTTTACCGAGAGTTCCAGGGCCAATGGCTCCATCTTGTCCTGCACCAACGATTGATTGAAGAAACTTTGCCCCCCGACCAGTACCAGCATTAACACCAAAGTCGAATACACAAAGGTCAAGGCCATTTGGTAGCCGGTCACCTTTGACCCTATCCCANTAATTTTTTNTATAAATCGGNGCAACNTCTTCAACGATCANATCCTTCATATCNTTCTGNTACAAGTCATTAGCTTTACACCATTCCTCATACACTCTTTTTGTCATGCCTAGATTTGTTTCGCCACCAGGATCTTTCGGATGATTTACATATCCGCCTTCGTGATGAAGAATTGCNTCTAAACATTTTTGATAGTTTTCTGCNGNCATATTTATATCTCCTNCATAAAAAAATAGGGGGTTTTACCCCCCTATTTAGTATTTTATTTAATATCAATCAGTCGAGGCTTCTTAGCGTCAGGAATGATTCGCTCAAGTTGAATCGTGAGCATACCATTTGCGAGTTCGGCGTTCTTCACAATGATATCATCGGCAAGAGTAAACTTGCGATCAAACTTCTTCATTGAGATGCCACGATGAATCATTTCACCAGTGTCATCTAATTTATCATATGTGGAGCGAACAGTGACTTCACCCTGTTTATATTCTACTTCAACATCTTCTTTAGTAAGACCTGCAACAGCCATTTCAATGAAGAAATCTGTCTCATTCTCTTTACGGATATTGTATGGTGGAAAGCCAGTCGATTGCTTCTGGTGTTCAGCGTATCTCTGTAGATTGTTGAACATGCGGTCGAAGCCGACGGCATAAGGGGTGAGTCGATTCATATCGAATTGTGTTAAATGTGTCATGCTAATCTCCTATTAAGCAAGATTGTGGTTGTGTAAGCCCATTATGGCGCTTACCTAGTATATAGTGATTGTTACACTATATTTCAAGAGTTCTCAGCGATCTTTTTTGCCCGAGCATCAAGATATGTTGAGAACAAAACTTCGTATAGATTTGGTTCAGAATAGTTAGGCCCTTTCAGCACCTTACCATCTTCACGGTAGATAGGCTTACCGTCTTCACCAAGTTTACTCATATTACTTCGCTGTACCTCAGCGAAACATGCATTAAGGTTCATACCATAAGCATGTCCCGCACCGTAGGTAACATACAGAATATCAGTGAGAGCATCAGCAATCGCTACAATATTCTTTTCTTTAACAGCCTCTTTCAATTCGTTCAATTCTTCTTCAATCAATTCAATTCTTAATTGTTGAGTTGCTTCGTCTGGATGATCTGGTTCTGTCTTTACTTCTTGTCCAAACGCTGTCATAAAATCTTCTACATGATCAAAATTAGTTTTCATTATTTACTTTTTCTTTCCGATGTTATACTTTGCTGTGAGTATCCAGTCATTCTTTTCTTTATGAGGTAGCACTTTGATTTGAGATAATGGTGCTACTGGATCAGCGGACTTGGTAGCATCTACCAATCCTATCAATCCCCATTCTGCAAGCAGATTTGCAATCGTATTACGCCTTGCAATATCGTCTTCACTAAAGTTGCTTGGCTTGCCATCAAGGGCAAACAACTCTTTGAAATGTACGATATAATATTTACCACGCTTATGTAGAATGTGGCATGATTGATAAATTGTTTTGTCTTTTCGTGAGGCAACACCAATTCTTGTTAGTGTTTCTCGGATTTTTAGAAAGTCATCGTCTTCTTTTAGGGTAACTTCAATGAGATTATTAATTTCAACCGTCATGTGTCCTTCCGCCTTTTTCTAGTGTTTTTCTTATTATGTCTAGTTGTTCGGAAGTTAATATTGACAGAGTTTGTAGTGCCTTAGCATCGTTGTAACCATAATATTCTTTCACGATGGACAAGTCCTGATCATTCTCTTTTTTCACCCACTTCGCAAACCGTTTCTTGGGTCTCACTGTATTTAGTAAATACTCAAACTGTGTCAGTGCTTCTGCCTCATGTCTTATATTCATTTCATTAGCAACACCGATAGTGTCAAGATGGTATGAAAGGGCACGGTTTGTCATAAAAGGTGAATAGGACTTCTCAGCGAGAGCATCATTTTCTGAGCCTCGCATAAGATTCTTTTTGGTTGTATTAATAGCATTCACGAAATCAAACGGGTTCATTTCCACTCGACCTCAACCATCAGTTCAGTCAGAAACGCCATAAAGTTGATCTCTTGATCGGCAACAAAAGCAGACTTATACTGATAGTCAGCCATCGTCACCACGACTTGTGGGACGCTTTGAGGAGCAACAAAGTCACTCATTGTGTCATAGATTTTACGAAACAATGGTGTGACTTCACCATCGACATTCTGGGCTACCCATTTACGAACCACGCTAAACTCTTTGTTTTTCAGAGCATCAATTAAAACACTCATATTTGAATCAGTGAATGTGGCTAGAATACCAGTGTCGATAGTACCAGTGGCAGAGTATCTTTGCAGTTCGTTCAGTACTCTACGATTATCTGGAAAGTGCTTTTTGATTACCTCAGCGACTACTTTTGGCTCATACTGAATATTCTCATTATCAAGAATACCTTTCACTCGCATGAAAAACTCTTTAGCCATTTGAGGTTTATCGCCATTGCTAATCTTAAACTCNACCACAGAACAGCGACTATGAAGTGGCTGAATGATCTTGTTTACAAAGTTGCAGGTCAGAATGAAGCCACAGTTACGGCTGTATTCTTCCATGAAATTACGCAAGGCTGGTTGAACAGAGTTAGCATTTAGATAATCTGCTTCATCAAGGATGACATACTTTCTGCCACCAGCAAGTGATACAGATGATGCAAAGTTTCTCAGTTCATTTCTTAGAACGTCAATTGAACGGCCCTCGTCTGAGCCGTTGATCACAATATAATCACATCCCAACTCCTCTAACATTGCTTTGGCTATTGTAGTTTTACCCACACCAGCACTACCAGTTAGAAGGAGATTTGGGATGTTCTTATTATCAACAAATTGTTGAAAGGTTTCTTTTAGGGAGTTAGGTAGAATAGTATCGCCCACAGTTTTAGGACGGTACTTTTCTACCCACAAAAAATCATCACGCATAATTCACCATAATATAAAAGTTCATAATACTGAATCTAACACAATAGACCCAGTTTGTCAAGGCTATTCTTCGGTAGATTCTTCTGCGGTATTTCTATCTTCAATTTCTTGGGCGATGGTAGCTTCAGCTTCGGCTGCTTGCTCATGCGCTTCAATAAAGATTTCTCTCATTTTTGCAATATGACTAATTTCTTCGCCTTTCCAGCATCCACGCTGAACACTTGCATCAATAATAGTGATGACGTTTAATAGAATATTTGCAGACATATGTCCAGTGTTATGCAAGTTTGTCATTAGAATGAATCTCCTTCATCTTCTTCCGTTGTTTTCTTTGATCTAGTTGATGTTTTCTTTTTTTCGGCCATTCTTACTTTATCTGCTTCGACCCTAGCAATTTCCATTGCTTGTGCGACAGGATCAATTTGTTGTTCCTGTTGTTCTTCAAGGTCACGGCGCTTCAATTCCTGAAGTGCGGTGCGAATGTTACCGACGCCTTGTAGTTCTTTACCTTTGAAAGCTCCACGTTCAGCGCATGTATCAATAATGTGAACTACACTATCAATAATATCGTTATGAACTTCTGCCATTCTATTCGTACTCCGAGTTAGTTTCTGTTGCTACCCAGTATTCGATATGACCAGAGATATTCTTAAAATGCGAGATACCCGCTTTAGAAATCTTTACATCATAATCGCCACTGATGAATTTTAGATTTTCTGTTTTGAATACCATATTAAAGATATCACCATTGCTCTCACCAACATCACGGCTATATTCATTTGATGTAGGATTCTTCATATCAGTAGCAACAAGTGAAATGCCAAGCGCACCACCACGAACCACTACTTCAGGAAGACCAAGTTGATTTGCCGCAGAAACAACTGCTTTCAGATCATCAGCCGTTACAGAGAATTGAATCTCTGGATCAGGCATATCAAGATTCTTTTCAGGCGGTGAAGTGACCATTGAAGGGTCAGTATATGTATAACGTGAGTGTGATTTGTTCTTTTCATCACGGATTGTTACATCTGCTTCACCAAATGCAAAGTCAGCGTTCTCAAACAGACTTGCTAGACCTAGAAACTGATTCAGTTCATAGATCGCAAAGTCTACTGGAAACGCATCTTCTACCACCGCTTGAGCAAGAATGTTCTTTTGCTCACTCACTGTGCGGATTGTATTACCCTGTTTAAAGGCTAGGGATGGATTTATGGTTGAAAAATTCTTCAACACATCCATTGTACCTTCACTTATTCTCATCATCATTTACCTCATTATTTTCAAGTGAATCAATATAAAGTGCCATAATAGCATAATGTACAACTTTTAGCAAGTCTTTTCTATTCTTACCTTCTTTCTTTCCGTATCTCTGACAATACTTAATAATATTGCCCATACAGAAACCTTCGCCATGTCCACTGTCAATAATAAACTCTGTGGACTGAAACTTATTGAAAGAGTAGTGACCTTCATAAGTGGCAGCCACATAGTCATAGACCTCTTTCAAAGTTTTATCTTCATCAAACTTAAACTTACTCATAACAACCTTTTCAATTTACTTCTTCATATTTTTAATAGCATCTGGATCTGCCGTTGCTGATGCACCCAGTTGAGCGATATCAGTTAGGCTACCACCAAAGGTGTAAGAGCCAGTATGAAGCAATTTCATCCATGGACACATCCATGTTTTTACGCCTATATTATTCATCCACTGGCAAAACATATAATCTTCTGATAAATATCGCTTTGACTCTGGATCAATGAGTGCCTGAAAATACATCATAATTTCACGACTACCATCAAAATGTTTTGTGCGGACATGATCAGGAACATATGAATAATCTGGATACGCTTCATCAAATTTTCTGAAAGCCTCTTTAGTAATCATCATAAACCCAGTGCCACCTTCTAAAACTGGTACTGGTTCATCAAGACGAATTTCAGTTTGACCATCGGCTGTCGAAGGATTGAAAACATAATCGCCAACAAACTTTTCAAGTTGTGAAGGATCTTCATCAGCAAATCCTTTATCAACAGCCCGCTTAATTTTTTCCCAAGCGATAGTTTTCTTGGGATAAGGACCACAAATAATATCTTTACGCTTTTCAGGATCTTCTTCACTTTCATTAGCAAGAACTGCCAACGTCAGAACATCATTAGGATCAAATCCAATNTCAGAATCAATAAACATAAGGTGAGTAAAGTCACCACGCATAAATTCATCTACACAATAATTTCTAGCCCGTGTAATTAGAGATTCATTAAATAAATAGAAAAATTTGATATCCATGTCATATGCTTGACCTAATTTAGCCAGATCAGCCGTTGATTTTGTGTACATGCCATGACATTGGCCGCCGTACATTGGTGTTGCGACAAAGATTTTTTTCTTTCGCAGGTCATCTAGTTCTACCGTGATTTCCACATCATTCTCCTATGATAAATTCATTATGTAGATTATATAGTAAGAAAGCACTTGGTGTCAAGCACTTTCTTTTAATTTTTGTTTATTTATAACGACTTAGAATGGGCTAGACGAATCATGTTGTGGTTCTTGCAGTTCAGTCTCACAGTCAGCATCAGCATCGACCTTCGTATAAAGGTCACGGAATGATGACTTGGTATCTTCATCGAACCGATTGATACACATTTCGATGGCGGTCATACGATCACCAAAGATTGAATAAGCCTTGGCGATATGAACCAGACGCCGTGTCGAAATAATTTCATCAACACCACCATCATAGTAGGTCTTGCGAATGATATCGGCCCAGTCAACAAGCAACTCTTCAAAGTTGTCCATGACATCTACACCGAGATCATCAAACACCATGCCGAGCATCTTTTTCTCAACCGATACTGGTGGGTACTCTTGCTCAATTGTGATTGGAAAACGCTCAAGAAACGCCTCATTCATCACGTTAGTACCGATGAAACGGCCATCGTCTGAACCTTTACCTTTGGTATTGGCTGTTGCGATGACCGTAAAGCCGGGAGCAGGCTTGATAAACTCGCCAGTCTTCTTGATAAAGTAGCCTTTCCCCTCAAGGATAGACTGAAGGCACATAACCTTTGCTGGATTTGCAAGGTCAAGTTCATCTAGCAGGGCAACTGCGCCACGCTCCATGGCTTTAATAATAGGGCCTTTGAAGAATTTTGTTTCTCCGTTGACCAAGCGAAAACCACCAATCAAATCGTCTTCATCGGTTTCAACAGTGAAATTGATCCGAATGACTTCACGCTTTAACTGGGCGCAGGCTTGTTCAATACCGAATGTCTTACCGTTACCAGAGAGACCAGTAACATAGACAGGATAAAACATACCCGACTTGATAATCTTTTTAAGTTTGTTATGATGACCGAATGGTACAAACAGAGGATCATTCTCAGGAACTAGGTTCTCAGTGAATGAGTCTGTTTGCACATTTAGGTCATTAACTATCGGAGCGGGCTGGAGTGCAACTTCTGCCTCAGGAACAGCGGGCATCACAGGAGTGGGCGATACAGCACCAGTAGTCGGCAACTTGTAAAGACCACGACCTACACGATAGTCATCATTATGAAGCAACCAAATCGGGCGCTTCAAACCATTTGATTTGGAAATCTCAAGGGCTTGGGCCCGTGTTAGAGTGTCACCAAATTCTTTGATGGCAATCTCAACAAAGGCTTGCTGGTTCTTGTTCAACTTTTTCATAATTTCACCTCTCATTGCGAATCACTTTTCTCACTACCTTGCTATCCTAGCAAATTGGAACCCATTTGTCAAGTCTTTTATGCTACGATATCAATAAATTTTGACAACATAATGCGGCTCGTTTTACGACCAGAGTTTGCTTTCTTGAAGGCAGTACGGATCACTGCTTTAGACGCATCATCAGCAACTTCAATTACACCATTAGATGTCGCCAAATTCTTACCACCAAGAACACCAAAGTAAGCACTATAACCATATTCTGGGATCAAACAGAATTTATCTTTTTTCATATTGTCCCAGAGTTGTTCCCGCTGTTGCCAATCAAGATCAGAAGTTGGAATCTCCCGCATTGCTTGTGGCTTGCGTGATGGAAGAATATGAAAGCCAATCACATTAGAACCCGTATGCTCACGGAGCATTTTAAGAAGTTGTGGAGTAGCAGGCTTTTTGTTGTCAAACCGATACCGCTTCTTTAGGACAGGATTTGTAATATAGCATAGCGTTTTAGCTTCCCAGTAACCTCGAAAAGACAATCGCTTTGTACATTTCTGGCGAGTGTCTTGACCATAAGAATTTTCATATGTTGACTGATACTCAAGAGCATGGCTTGCACCATCTGAAAGAAACACGGTGTTTACAATGTCAAGTCGATAGTTATTTTTGAAAATGTCATGGAGCACAAACGCTGATAGAATGGCATCATCAAGAGGAGTACCACCGAGCCACATTGAATGAGGAATATTGTAATATTCCGTATAAGGATCATAACGATTATCCCAGTAACTACCGACCGAAATAATACCGGAAGCCATAGTCTGAAATTCCGTGCGGCTCATTTTACTTGAGAACAATTCCAGTAGCCGAAATTCATCTTGAAGACTAGCATCATTAATAGCGAAAAGTTTATGATTAATAAACTTATCGTAACTATCACCTTTGCCGCGGCTAGCAAACCTATCACTAAAGGCATAAACCTCAAAAGGGATCTGAACCTGCTTGCAAAACATTACAAGATTCAGCAACTGGTCAATGGTGTGTTTCAACTGATCATTCATAGAACCAGACCAGTCAACAAACATCATTAAGCCATGACTCTTACCTTCAGGCACCACAGTCATTTTCTTGAATACGTCATCACTGAACATATAGTTATTCATTTTGAGGGTATCAAGAACACCAGTTTTTGAAACAGTAGCCCGCTTATATTCAGCGGCTTTTTTCTTCATCTCAAATTCTTTGACCAAATAGTTAATAGTCTTTTTGTTGTTGATTTGAAACTGCTTAAACTTCTTCTGACCAAAACTTATAGCATCTTCATATTCATCAAACTCTGCAAGAACTTTCTTATAATCAACAATACGGTCAGTATAGAGGTTCTTTTTGAGATTGAGATTGATGTTTACAAACGTGGTATTCGGATCGCCACCAAATTCTTTGGTGATATTATCTGAAAGATTTTTGTCGGTGATTGATTCGGGACCAGCCCAGTCAGTGCCACCTTCATGTCCACTTGAGGTATCAGGTTTTTGCTCACCTGATGTGTCTGGATCATCGTTGGATGAGGCACCAGAGCCGTTTTGATTATTTAGGTCGATCTGATCATCTTCTTCTGAAGTTCCCTCTGAAGGGCTGGTTTCCTCTTCATCATCGCCTTCTGACGCCATGTCAGTTTCTGATCCTGTGTTCTGATCAGAACCGTATTCGCTACCATCGGAAGATTCTTCTTCATCACCGTAGTCCTCTGACTGTATTTGAGCCATAGCCTGAGACATAATCTCCTGCTCCTGCTCCTGCTCTTCTACCGCTTTACCGTAGAGTCGCTTGGCAATATCAACTACTTCTTCAAAAGTTTCAACCTTCTCAATCTCACGAATCCAAGCATTCTCTTCTTGATCGAACTGAACACCGACAGTTTGTCCGCACTTGAAGAACACATTAAGACGGTCGATCAGTTTGAAACTATTTATCTCATTCTCATCTTTACCGAAGAAACCATCAGCAAGCATTTTTTTGTAAGACTTAATAAAGGGCTTACGCAGACCAGGGTAACGGCGCTGGATCAGTTTTTCAATCCGAGCATCTTCTACAACATTCAGAAAAGACTGAAATCCATTACCGCCTTCTTTGGCGGCGGTCATCCACTCTTCACCATCAGTATAGAGAGCATGGGCAACTTCGTGGCCGACCAAGTGATCATAAGTATAATTCTGCATATCATCCCAAAGTGGGAGCGTCAGAATACGATCTTTTACGTTGAATGATGCGGTCTGGGTATTCTGATGTACTACTGTAATATTCTCAGTAGCAAGCAGACGAGCCAGAACTTCTTTAGATTGAATATTTACCATTTGCGAATCACCTCTCTCAATACCTTATGACTCTATCAGGATATGCTGATATTGTCAAGCACTTTTTTTGATCGTTGAATATGAACGGCTATCACCATTCAATTTTGTTTTCAGAGAATGACAATTTTTACAGATTGTTTGAATATTATCAGGAGTATTATTGTAATGATCACCATCAATGTGATCTAAGTCTAATTGACACATATCAATAATCTGGGCTGAACATTCACCAAAGCCCAATTGACCATCTTGATTTTCGCAATACTTTTTTTTGATAGGTGTCACACCCTCAGCATATGTGTTTCGGCCTCCTACTGCTTGGTGACAACGACCGCAGTATGGGCGCCAGATTGGGAGACCTGTCGATGTTTTACCCGAACAATGAACTGGTTTTTCACAGCCCTCATTGACACAAGTTGGGCGGCGATCATACGCTTCTGTAACTGAACACATGGTATTCTCCTCTTTTTGCGAATCACTATATGACTGTTATAGCAAAAAGAGGAGAGTTTGTCAACCATTAAGTAGAGGTTTGATCACTCTCACTAAATTTGTCTCTATCGAGTCATCACCTTTACGCTTACTGACTAAGTTGATATTGTTGGGTTTTTTGTATTCAACATATCTTACAGTTAAAGATTCAAAGTTTCCTCTACCAAAATAATTTCTGTATTTTTTAGCCGCAGGATGAGATTCATCATGTCTTGATTTGCCCCAAACTTCTTTCACGAATCTGGAAATTCTATTGCCTATGCTGGTATCAGACGCACCCAAATATATTGGCTTATCTTCTTTGTATATGCAATACACTCCAGGCTTATTGAAAATACTTTTTAATTTGAAATCATTGTGAGTATTGAATAGATTGTTGCTAGGCTTTTCCACACTAAATGCCATAGGATGATCTGGATTCTTAGATGAAAGTTTCAAACTAGGACATTTATCAATTTCTCTCAAAAGAATTTGTGCAATGTCAGATGCCGTTACAATTTCTTCATTATATAAATTTCTCATATCAACCCTCAAAGTTGGTTTCAAGTCTCATACCGTAATTATTTACACCTTCAGAGATTTCTACACCATCTTTGTAGCGTAGTTTATTCTTCTTGAACGGTCCATAGTCAACCCAGTGATGCCATCTACCATATCGCCATACGACTCTTGCTACATCTGGGTGCATATCAGCCAGCATTTGCGATTTATTGATCGTGCCGTCTGTATTATAGCCTTCTTTATTGATTTTTTCTGAATGTTCTGCGTGATAAAATTCTTCTGTATTGCCACCCTTTACTGTTTGGGTAGCCGCTTTGCCTTGCATAAATGCGTTGAATTGAACACAAATATCACCGTCTTTTAGGACTCTAAGACAAATATCTGTATCTTCATTGTAACGACCACGCCAGCGATGCTTACAGTCATTACGAATCAGCAATGTCGAATAGATGCGTGTGTTAGCAACAAATGGAGGATACTTCTGGTCTGGAGCGATGAAGAAACGATACTGTGGTCCAGAAATATAGACATTATCATATCTATCGACAAAATCTTCCATCACACGAAAGCCTACACCAGATTCAAAGCGAATACGCATATTTTCATGTAGACGATAGAAATCACTGATATTATCATCTAGTACCCAGTGACTTGTAGCACCAATGCTAATAGAGTGATCCCAAGCCCAGTTTCTAGCACGTCCCGGGCCATCGCCATGATTTGAGAATGGAGCGACCAGAAGTGTCACCATATCACGAATGCCAAAGTTATCCAATGCTTGATCATAATTCTCATAATCCTGAGGCTCAATCACAATATTGTGAGGGATACGCATCCGTGCGAGAGAGCGAGAGGTGTGCATAGATTCGTGCCTACCCTTCGATACAATATACATTGGATACTTTGGCAATGTATGCTCATCATCTTGTACCCAACGTAGAAGACGATTAGCCGTGATATCAAGTTTTGGATGCCAGATTGCTTTAGATTTATTAGTCAGTTCTTGACCAATACGCTTTGCAAACTCTTTATAATCTGCTTCATTACGAAACTTCATATGAACAGTACGAAATGGTGGATTATTCTCTTGTGTGAACTCGGGCATATCTACCCAATGTTCATGCCACTTCGCATTGACATCCACAACTGATTCTTCAACTTCAACATCCAGCACCGTAGTAGATTTAGACTTTTTACGAGGCATAAGGTACTTCTTGTCAACTGTGATATTCGTGGGCTGATCTTCTTGGAAGAGAGCCGTTGAAGGATCAGCAAGTGGAAAAAATGTATCCTTAGTCTTGTAGTCTACTACTTGACCAATCTTAGAACAAAAGTCTGCCATATCATTGACATTACGAAAGTGGACATAGACAACTTTATATACATCTGCATACTTGTCTTGTATGCTGGCTTTCGTTCTATCGTGAAGAGCCTGATTAATCTCTTCGCCCACGAATTTGTCAAGTGTGGTCTTATACGAGTCTTCGATACGATTTGATGTATCAAGGTAGTTATCGTATGAGGCACTTTCTTCTACTACTGGTGCTGGTGTGTTTGTCATTTTAGTCCCATTTTTGCCCTGATCGCTGTGGCTGAAATATTTTCGACTTTTTCATCAAAATGCTCTTGTTCAATAGCATAGCCTACTTTGCGACCGTAAGTAATGTTTACGATATTAGGTACAAGCATAATAACATATTCTTTACCGTGTGTAAAGCCATTTTCTGCTAATCCCTTAATAATATTTCGCTTCACTGTCTCAAAGTCAAAAGGATTGCTGTCATCCCAGCCCTGTACGTCACGGACTTGAATAGCAACTTGACCAGTCTTTGCCAGACAACGCTCAAACAATGCTGTGTGACCATCGTGCCATGGCTGCCAACGGCCAAGCATCTGTACTGTCTCTTTACGCCATGAGAATGGCTGTAGATCGGCAACAATAGCATCTGATTGTGCGTCTGATTCCATCTCTGTAAAGTGATAGTCAACTGACACTACACCACCATCATTGATAGGCACTTCAAACATTTTGTTGGTGTCTTCATAACGACCATCCTCAATTGTATCCAACCAGATAGTAACATCGGCAGTTACGATATGGCGGTACTCTTGCTTAGGACATACAAAATCCAGAATAGCCCACTGCTTATCTGATTCAGCACCGAGAACTCGCATACGCTCTGCTTGACGTAAACGACCCTCTTCACTGAAATCCCAGTCATCAAACCGTTTACGGACTTCATCAGCATTGAAGTGATCAGCATCACCAAGTTTTTGTCGAATTTTGTTTGCTAGTGTGCTTTTACCTGACCCAGGTAGACCCATCACTAGAATAGTTTTAGCCATTATCTGTTTCTCCTCGTAGTTTATTTTCGGCTGTGTCAATTTCCTCTAAACGGCTCTTCATATATGCGATAGCCGTGTGAATATGACCAGTATCGTGTGGCTGTAATTTACTCTCTGCTACTTTAACTTCGTTGCTGAGAATTGCTCTAAGATCGTCCAAGTAACTCATATTCTTTCTCCTTATAACCTACGCTTTCACGCTTAATATCATTGTGATTAAATTCTGCCCAGTACAATTCAAATGCTATTGAATCTTCCAGACACTCAAATTGGTGATATACGCCGGGCTTTACCTTAGTAAACTCGCCCGGACCAATAATTGTTTCATCAACCAAATCATAGTCTTCTTGCCATACACGAATTAGCAGTTTGCCCGACTCAACAAAGAAACCATTCCATTTGAACTCATGTAGATGCTTAGAACAAACACCGCCTGCTTCTGTTTCAATTCTATGAAACTCCAGAACTCCATTCGCTTCAATAAGTTCTGTCTGTCCCCAAATTTTACCTGCTTTCATTACGCTACTCTTCCCATATTTTTCTGTCTCAATTTATCAAGTTTTTTCTTTTTGCTAATTGCTTGCTCTAAGTGAAATCTATTTGCTTTCTTAGTATATAGGATTCCATCTAAAAGGTCCACCTGATGTTGAAATATTTTGCTGGTCAGACCACCAAACCTTATTGTATCAGTTACATTATTTTCAGTTGTATATCTTGCTCTTATCGTTGAGTATCTTTTCATCTTAACATAAAGGCCCGGGAATGTCAAGCATTGTTCTTCCTCTATTTCAAGATCATTACCTGACGAAGCAACAATTTTTGGATTGAACACTCCAGCGATACTATCAGGATCATTCCAATTGCCCATCACAAACACCCGCAAATGAATACCACACTGAGGTGCAGACAAACTTGTGCCTCGATTATGAATCATAGTATCTTTTAGATTCTGAAATAATTCGACAGGATCATAACTATTATTCGTTAGTTCATTAAAATCAAAAGGTAAACTTTCAGTTTCCAGTTCTTGCCTGCCTTTATGAAGTAAATCTAAAATCATTCTGTTCTCCCATGAAACTTAGTTTCTAACACTGGCTCTGAAACAAATTTATACCAGCAACAATTATCTTTACCAACACCAGTACTTCCTTCAATCCACTTAACTCTGCCAATACTGATAATATCAGAGCAATGTTTCATATATGGTGCTGATTGCTTTGTGTGCATCCAGTCAGAATCAAATAGTAGCCATGTTGTCATCTTCTCGTTGAATACAAAATGCTCAATGAATGGATGTAATATCTTTCTGTCCCATGGTGGATTTGTAATCACACAACTTGATTCAAACAACTCTTCGTAGCCAACATCTCTAAAATCATCTTGTAATATACCTTTACTTTGTGGTTCAATGTCACTAGCCCACATGCAGATAGCATCAGTCTCTTCTTCAAGAATGTGAATTAGACGACCATCACCAGCACACGGTTCAGCAAATCTAACTGCTTCAGGTAGATGAGGTAGTAATGGTAATACTGCCGCTAATGGTGTAGGATAGAAATCTCTTTCTACTCTTTGAAATGCGCTTCTTTTACCCATACTTCTCTAACCATTGTAAATTGTAAATCACTTCTAGTTTTTCCATGATACTCTCTAATTTTTCTGAGAGCCTCATCTTCATCTTTACCTCTCGACCAGACTTCATAGCCACCTCTCATAAAATCAAACTCAAGTTGATCAGGAGGGTCTATCTCTATTCTGATAAGAAAGAATCTCATGCGGCAATTCGACTAAAGTTCTTCACCTTTTCAAATCTAATTTGACTGCGGAACTTTTCTGATAAAATGTCACCTTTATGTGAGATAACAAATACATTGGTCTCTCCACCCAACTGATGGATTAGTTTAAGAAACTCATCACAACCAGCAGTATCAAGTGAAGCATCAAAGACTTCATCCAAGATAAGTAGGTTAGTGTTAGTACTGTTTTTGAGTTTAGCCACTGCTCTCCAAGTAAATAATAATGCAAGATCAATTCGCATTTTTTCACCTTCTGAGAACGAGGCATATGAAAACTCATCTCTATGTCGGCTCTTAATGATTTCATTGAATTCCTCATCTAGTTCAAATGCAACAAAGAAGTCGAGTGCGGCCAAATATTTGTTAATTAATTTATTCATAATCGGAACATACTGTCGAATGATTTTGGTTTTGATACCACCATCCTTCAACATATCGGATGCTACACCAAATAACTCTCTGTCATTAATCAGTTCTTCTTTTTTCTCAGAGAATGTTTCGTTCTCTTTCTGTAATGTTTTAAGAGTATCTTTTGCTTCAGTGTTGTTAGCATCTGTGCTTTGTATTCGCTGAATTTCTCCTTGGTTCTTGGAAACGGACTTCTCCAGCGATTTAATTGTTGATTGATTTGTTGAAACATTAGACTGTAATACACTGACCTTTTGCTGAGTAGTTTGTATCTCAGTAAGTCTTTCCTGTAGCGTTTTGTATTCTTCTTCCAGTTCTTGTATACCACCTTTGACTTTTTCGATAATCTGATTTGTGTCACCAATAACTTTGCTCTTAATTGAATCTTCAATCTCCTGTGAACAGGTAGGGCATTCATCATTTCTGTCAAAGAAGTCAATTCTTTTGTGCGCTTTGTCATGTTTGCTCCTTAACTTATTAATCAAGTCAAAAACCTTACCACTTTTCAGTGTGACAGAATCAGAGTCCTTCACTTTCTCAAGTAGAAGTTCTGTCTTTGTAATCATACAAGCATTGTTTGATGTAAGAGATTGGATCTCTTTCTCTGATTCATCAATCATGTTCTGAAAGGTAGCAATAGTGTCATCACTTTGTTCTTTCAGTTTACGGATATAATCTCTATGCGTGTCAATCTTACTTTCAACCAATTGCATCTGATATTCAGTTTCACGAATGTCTTCTTTATTCTCTGCGATACGATCCTTGAGAAGTTTACCCATAGAGGAGAAAATGCTGATATCTAGAAGGTCTTCAATAACATCTCTACGATTGGCCGCAGTCAACTGCATGAATGGCACAAATGTAGATGCACCCAATACTACAATCTGTGTGAAAGACTTGTAATTGAGTTTAAGTATGGTCTCTTCAAGTTGCTTCTGATAATCTCTTGCTGATCCTGGTTGATTAAGTAGATTGCCATTCTGAATAATCTCAAATACACTAGGTTTGATGCCTCGTCTTACAAGATATTCTTGCTTGCCAATACTAAACTCAATTTCACAAAGCAAATCACGCTGATTGATAGTATTCATCAATTGTGGCTTAGAGATT